TTTTACCCGTATCGACCGACTGGGCGGACTTGTTAGAGACGATGCGGGGATGTGCTAACACACGAAAGGAATATCATGGGTCAATCCACGATGGACGGTCCGGTAATCTCCAAATCCGGTTTTTATCGCACTGGTCCTGCAAACGTAGTCAACGTCCCCAACGGCACCAATACCCTCTCCCTGACGGTAGCGCAGCACGCTGGCCGTATCATCACCACAAACGACGCCACCCTGATTCTGACGCTGCCGACGATTAGCGCCGCAGCGGATGCAAGTTCGGCTGGCCCCGGCGCTGACCCGAACAACCCCAACAACCAAGGTGCCGAGTACTTTATCTACATCGAGACCGCTGCCACGGCTGTCGCCATCAAGACGGACGGCACGGACAAGTTCGTTGGCTCGATCCAGATGGTGGACACGGATACCTCGGGCGCTATGACGGGCTACGCCCCCGGCGCGTCCAACGACGTGATCAACCTCAACGGCACGACCACTGGCGGCATTTCGGGTACTTGGGTGCGGATCACCGCGCTGAAGTCGCTGCAGTATCGGGTGGAAGGTGTTCTTCTCGGCTCGGGTACTGTAGCTACGCCGTTCGCTGACGCTTAATAGGAGCTGAGTATGTCGATGCAAACTGATGTTAAATCGACGTACCTTGCCGCTGACGGGGTGGTGTTTGCTGGCCGCACCCGTCTCAGAGGCGTCACGGTGTCGGTGGCTGTGGCTGGTACCGCGCTCGTTATTTACGACAACGCCTCCGCTGCTTCGGGGACGGCCCTTCTGACGTTGAGCACGGCGATTGCCGGTAGTTACAGCGTATTGATTCCGGGCGAGGGTATTCTTGCTCAGAACGGGTTGTTCCTCGACATCAACGGAGCCGCTGGCGTCACTGCTTTCTACGGGTAATCACAAGGGGGAGTTTGTGCAGAATCAGCAAGGGTTCAATCTGGCCGGTAAGAAGTTGATGATTGGCCTCCCGGCGTACGACCACAAAGTCGGCGTCAAGATGGCCATTTCATTGATGCGCTTTGCTCAGAAGGTCCTTGAGCACGGCATCGATATCCAAGTCAGCAGCATATGTGGGTGCTCCGTGGTGACACGCGCACGAAACATGATCGCGGACGAGTTCATGAAATCCGACTGTGATCACCTGCTGTTTATCGACGCCGACATGACGTTCGAGCCCGAAGCGATTCTGCGGCTCATTGCGTGGAACCAGACCCGTCCGATCGTGGCCGGTGCGTACGAAGCTCGCAAAGAAGGCAAGGTCTACATCCTGTCCTTGGATGGCGACGAGAGCAACGTCCACATGGATTCGATGGGTCTTGTTAAGGCTCACCGTGTTGCTACGGGCTTCATGATGATCCACCGCCACGTCTTTGAGAAGTTGCGCGACATGCACCCCGAGTGGGAGCACAAAGACACCAACAGCGACAACATGCTGTATGCCTACTTCGATTTCAAGCTGACCCGCGAGGGTTACATTGGAGAGGACTTCCTGTTCTGCGACCGCGCCCGCGAGGCAGGCTTCACGGTATGGGTTGACCCGACCATCGGGTTGGGGCACATGGGCATCCACGAGTTCAAGAGCCACTTCGGCAATGACGTTCTTTACCCTTCGATGGAGCGTGCAGCACTGGCCTCCAAAGACGAGGACGAAGAGGAATTGCGGGTGGCATATGGCTAAGAGTCCAGCATGGCAAAGAGCAGAAGGCAAAAATCCGAAGGGTGGTTTGAACGCGAAGGGGAGGGCCTCGTACAACAAAGCCAATCCCGGAAAGCCCGGATTGAAGCCGCCGCAGCCCGAAGGTGGCTCAAGGAAAGACAGCTTCTGCGCTCGGATGTCTGGCATGAAGAAGAAGCTGACATCGAAGAAAACGGCGAATGATCCGAACAGCCGGATCAACAAAAGCCTACGCGCATGGAAATGCTAACCATGACGCCACAAGAAAAACTGGAACAGGGACTGCTGGCGCTTGAAAAAGATCACAAGGCGACCAAGCGGGATATTCAGTGCATAACCAAGACGTGGGACGAGTTCACTGCGGAGTATCTGCCGTACATGAAGATGCTTGTGCAGCGCGAGAAGGATCGTGCTGAGTTACGCAAGGCCATCATCAAGCACGGCACGATCGTGGCGATCGGTGCGGTTCTGATCTTTGTTCTGAACGCGGTTGTGAACGAGGTCATTACAACCCTCAAAGCCGCCAGCACGATCCGGCTTAAATAGGAGACAGCATGGCTGACAAAATTGAAGAACCAAAAGGCAAAGCCCTTGAAGACCTGCGTCGCCAACGCGACGACCAGCGGCAGATGAAGGCGGAAGAAAGAGCGGGAGCGCCTACAGGCAAGAAAAAAGGTGGCTCCATCCGTGGTGGTGGCTGCGAACAACGCGGCAAGACGAAAGGAAAATTCGTATGAAAAAGATGAAGCGATATGAAGATGGCGGCGATGTCGATTACGACAAAGACTCCGACTCGGAAGCCCAGAAAGTTTACCGCTCGGACCTGAGCGAAGTGTCCGATTCTGAGCGCGTGCCGAAACGCAGCGCCTCGGCCAAGAAAGCTGCCAAGAAGGACGATGGCAGCTACGACCGCAAAGAGCAGCGGCGGGCGATGTTTTCTGGGTTTGGTGAGCCGTCCAAAAAGAAGCCGACGTTTGGCGAAACCATGCGCAAGCGCGTGAAAGACGTGGTGGGGTTCAAGTCCGGTGGGTCCGCCTCCCGCCGTGCTGACGGTATCGCCAGCCGGGGTAAAACTAAGGGTCGGATGATCTGATGCCTTCCAAGTCTCAGGCGCAGCACAACCTGATGGCTGGAGTGGCCAACAACCCCAGTTTTGCGCGTAAGGTTGGGGTCGATCGCAAGGTGGGGGAAGAGTACTTGAAGGCAGATCGGAAGCAGAAAGCTTTTTGGAGGGGGCCGACATCCGCAAAGGTCAATCGGCCCAACACCGCGCATGGGAAGGTAGACATGCCATTTGAGTCAACCAAGTCGAAAGGCGGGATCATGAAAGAATCGAAAGCAATGGCTAAGAAAGAGCTGTCCTTTATGCAGAAGAAGGGTGCTCCGAAGTCGATGGTCAAGCACGAGAAGGCCGAGATGAAAAGCATGAAGTTTGCCAAAGGTGGCGGCATCGAGTCTCGCGGCAAGACCAAGGGCAAGATGATCAAGATGTCCAAGGGTGGTCGGGCCTGCTGATGCGCCCCTCTCGCGGCATGGGGGCAATCGCCCCCAGTAAAATGCCCAAGCCCCGAACCGTGAAGAAGCGGGACGGGAATGAGCCTGTGAAGCTGTATAAGAAGGGCGGTAGGGTGAAATATGGCGTTCAAAACCACTGATACAACTGCGTTCAACCTTGACCTTAACCAGCTGGTCGAGGAGTCGTTCGAGCGTTGCGGGGCTGAACTGCGTTCAGGGTATGACCTGCGCACTGCGCGGCGGTCGCTCAACCTGCTGACCATCGAGTGGGCCAACCGGGGTCTCAACCTGTGGACTATCGAGCAGGGCTCGCAGGTTCTGTCTTCTGGGACGGCGGACTACGACATGCCGGTGGACACCATTGATCTTCTGGATCACGTCATCCGCACGGGCACCGGCACCAACCAGACGGACATTAACATCTCCCGGATCAGTGTCTCGACCTACGCCACGATCCCGAACAAGAACGCCACGGGGCGACCGATTCAGTTGTGGTTCCAGCGCAAGACCGGGGCAACGGACTCCACCAATGATGTCCAGTACCCGCAGGTTCACGTCTGGCCGACTCCGGACAACTCCCAGACCTACACCCTCATCTACTGGCGGCTGCGTCGTATGCAGGACGCTGGTAACGGCGTCAACGGTCAGGACATCCCCTTCCGGTTCCTCCCGTGCATGGTGGCGGGTCTGGCCTACTACCTGTCGATGAAGCTGCCCAACGTCGATCCGGGTCGCCGTGCGGAGCTGAAAATGGACTACGAACAGCAGTGGACGCTGGCCTCGGAGGAGGACCGGGAGAAGGCCCCCGTGCGCTTTGTGCCGCGCCAGATGATGTGGTGACCCGTGCCCAACCAGTTTTCATCCGGCAAAAATGCGATAGCCGAGTGCGATCGTTGTGGTTTCCGGTATAAGCTCAAGCAGCTTAAACAGCTGAC